TGCTGAATAATTTACATCGACCAAAGCATTCGTGAAGTTCACCGTATAGTCCCCAGTGCCGTTATCCGTAATACTCGACACATTAAAACTTGCCCGGATAGCCACTGTGCCTGTACCGTTAAAGTTCACCCAAGCACGACAGAACGTACCAATTTGCGTACCTGCGCTATCTTGAATTGTCGGTGGTGTGTTCGCTACACCGTTCTTTAGCACCAGCGTACTTGTACTGGCTGCTTGAATGTTATCTGCTACGATAGTTCCAGCCATGATTTAATTACTCCTTTGCTGAAAATTCGGGTGGTATATCGGCTTGGCTAATTGATACGCTTCTGCCGCTTGCTCTGCTGTTTCAAAAGTGCCAAGATGTATTTGCTTACCACCTGAATTTATTTTTGCACGATACTTTCCGTGCCATCTATGTACGCCACGATAACCAGTAGTGCTATCTGTACGCAATTTACTTGTATTCTCTGCGTTAGCTTTATGATCTACACAGCGCAAATTTACCCATCGGTTATCTGAACGATCACCGTTAATGTGGTCAATAACGCCGAGTGGAATTTCGCCTGTCATATATAAAAACGCAAGTCTATGTAAGTAATATCGTTTTTGGTTAATTCCAGTTTCTAAATATTTGCCTTTGTTAAAACTTCCTAATTCCTCGCCAATTTTCCTAGTTGTCCCATGACGATGCTTTACGAGGGTAAAAACGCCCGTATCAGGATCGTACTTAACAAGTTCTTTTAGCTCGGATTGAGAAAGCATTTTACTCATAAAGGATGTTGATTGTGCCAGCGTCAAAGGTGTCTGTGCCGTTGACTGTGGTGATGCGGACGCGGTCTAAAGTTGCTGAGAGGGTTTTGTTGCCTCCTCCCATAGCCATCGTTGAGGCGCCTTCTTGTTGCACTAATGACGAAAAAGACCATACTCTTGTGGAAGCATCCAAAAGACAAATGGTAGCGTTTCCGCGTAAAAAATAAGAGGCTGACCCCAACCCAGACAATGCTAAACCCGTTGTCTGACTAGCCGTTGTTGTATTACCAGTCCAAGCAGCAGACGTATACCCTGTGTTTTCAATCCCTGATGAGGTTCCAAGCTGGATTAGCAAAATTGATGAGCCGTTCGTACTCACCCCGTTAAACATCACCGTAATGCGCCTCACCCACGACGGTATTCCAGTAAAGTCAATCGATGTACCTGACGTTGAGGCAACAGCCGTACCCGATACAATTGGCGCTAACGTACCGGTGACATTGACCAGCGTTTGGGTCGTGCTACCCGCAACAGCCGGGGCGGCTAACGTAACCGATCCGCTGGTATCGCCTGAGAGAACTAAAGAAGCCATATATGTACTCCTAATTGTAAGAGCTTAAATTTGCAAATTCGCCATGAAGTTCAAGCGTTGCAAACTTTCTTGCTTCTACCGCTTTTTCTTCTGAATCAAATGTCCCTAGACATTTACATTTTCCATTAACCCATATTTGAGCAGACCACTTTTCACCATATTCTCGCTTGTATACACCTTTATTTTTTCGACCAATTTTTCCAGCAACTCTGTTTCTCATTTGCTGTGATCGATTTGCAAGTCTTAAATTTTCAATACGGTTATTTTGCGGATTATTGTCAATATGATCTATTTCACTTTCAGCCCAAAAACCTTTTTGTAAAAACCATGCTACTTTCGCAAGCGAATATCCGCGAAGTTTTTGCTTAAACCATACAAAACAAACTTGATGACCTGATTTTTTTGTTGCCAATCCGACTAGATCATCAATATTTTTGCCGCGATTTGTTTTTCTTGCCCAAACCAAATTGCCATTTTCATTCATTTTCCAAGATGACTTAATAAATGTTAACTCATCTGCATCAAGAATTCTAAGTTTCACACGATCACCCACCGAGAACCAGTAGGTAAAGTTACCGTTACTCCTGTGTTAATCGTTACATCACCAGCAGACATCGCATTTTTATTAGTTGTTATTGTATAGTCAACTGTTACCGCATTGCTATTTTCTACGAAAACAGTATCTCCACCGCCACCAGTAGCACCACCACCTAGCTGACCCCATGCCAAGCCGTTATAGCCCTCAAACTGTGAGTTGCTAGTGTTATAACGAACGTAGCCAACCCTAGCCGCTGTCAAGGTTGAGGAACTTACAGCCTGAGAATTATTGACCGTGTAAGTGCCAATACCACCGGAACCTGTGCCTAATGCAGTTATCTGAGTGTTAACAGTTACACCAGCACCGTTAATCGTCTGACCTACAGCCAACGTACCAGAATCCACAGCCGTAACCGTCATCGTCGTACCGCTAATCGAGGCGGTAAACGTAGCGTCTGGTCTCTGAGCCGTAGTTCCCACAGGGATACGGATAGCATTAGTCGAATTAACGTGGAAAGATACAGTAGGAGTCGCAGTACCTACACCTACACGGTTATTAGCAGCGTCAATAACCAGCGTATTAGAGTCAAAATTCACACCGTTAGGAGTGGAAATAGTCGCTGCGTTAAAGGTTACAGACGATGTTGATGCGCTACCTAGAATGACGTTATTGGTAAAGGTAGACGTTGAGCCAGAAACTAATAAATCCCCGCCTACGGTAAAGCTATCCCCATCAGTACCTGACTGCATATCCTTTAGCTGTGCCATTAGCTCACGGATAGCGTTATTGATACCACTAGGCGCACATCCTTCAGCAATGTTAATCCCACCAATGTCGGTGTTATTAGCCGCTGTTGCGCTGTATTCGCTAACTTTGTTCTTTGGCATGATTATTCCTTACTGACCTAGCAAACCATAAAAACCAGTTCCAAGCGCACCACCTAACGCTGTAGCAGAACCTGATGGCAAAGCTCCAGATACCTTTGGAGCCGCTGTTGATGTTGCCCTTCTAGCTGCAATAACAGGCTTTACTTGGCTTGCTAACGATGCAGCACCCATAGCACCTGCTGAAGCAATATCGCCAGACGCTAAATTACCAGCAGCACCAGTAAATCCTAATTTATTTAATACACTAATAACAGCTCTAGCACCCTCATAGCCCGATCTTGACGGATTTTGAGCTTCAATTGGGACAACTAATTTATTAAGATCAGCCCTTAGTTTTCTGATCGTGTTAATTTGCTCTGCATTAAACAAATCTCTAGTTAAAGCAGAACCCTTACCCATTACTAATTCATCAATAGTTTTGACAATTTTTGATGCTGGCAACATATTTCCTTGGCTATCCCTTGTTAACCTAACAAATGCAGCCTCTTGAAATGTTTTGAAATCATCTGAATCCTTTCCAAACATCTTTTTTAAACGCTGGATAGTTCTTACTGATGATTGAGCTTCTCCTATTGCAGCTTTGCCGTAAAGCAAATTCATTACTTCGCTAGGTTGCAAATCTTTTTCTACAATCGTTCTAATGACTTTTGCAGCGTCCGCATCAGCCAACTTTGATACATTCCCTTTTGGAAACTGAGTGCTATATTCAGCATACAACTTCCTTGCTTCCTTTAGCTTGCCTAATTGGTCTATGTCTCCACGAATTAAACCATCAGAAATCGAATCATCTAGCCAATTGTCAAATTCTTTAATTATTGCAGATACATTTCCCCTATCAGTATCATTTGCACCCGCCTTATAAAACTCATTTAGTTTTTTTCTAGTTGTTTCAATTGTTTTTAAACTTATGTCAGTTACATTTGCTCTTCCAGTTTTTGGAATAATTGTTTGTATTTCTGATATTGCACTTTTTGATGCTGGCGTTAATGTAGGATCAAGAACCCTATCTTTTAACGCACCTCTTACTCTAGATTCCAGAGGATCAACCGCTCCATTTAAAAATCTTAATGCAGTTGGATCAACGGCCTCGTACGCTGTTTTATAACCTGACTTTAATTCTTGTTGCTTATTTCTAATAAGCTCATACAATCTTCCACCAACTTCTTCAGGCGCAGTTGTTATTTGAGATACAGCAAACCCTTTTTGCTTAGATTCCAAATCTTTTAAAACTTCTATTTTTTGCTTTTCATCAAATCTTGCTAGTATCTTCTGAGCAAAAGAACCTCTAGCAGCGTTTCTCATGGCTTCTTCTTCTGCTAGTTGAGCTATATTTCCGGTTGACTGACCAATAGTTAATGGGAAATTAACATCTGCTATATTTGCTCCAGCAGTTACGCTTTTTGCTTCTCTTGCAAATTTACCACCAAGTTGTTGATAGGCTTCAGCAATTGATTGTTGACCTTTAGCACCAAAATCAGCCAAATTGATACCAGCCGCATTTAAGGCTGCTCTAAATTCGCCGCTGATGTTTCCAGTCGCATCCATAATAGGCCTACGATTTCTTAAGTAAGCACTAAGCACATCGCCAACAACTTGTCCACCAGCACCAAATGCAGACTCTAACCCTACTTGAGCAACATTAAACGGCTGAGTGCTACCTAATGCTTGTGATGCCAACTGAGAACTAGACCCAATAACTCCTGTTGCTGTACCAGCTATTGCTGCCCTTCCACCAGTTGTTAGACCAAGTTGCGCTAACTTTCCTGCTGGCAAGAATTTAAACAGATCGCCAACAAATCCAACGACATCTGTACCAGATAGACCGGGCTTATTAAGATAGTAAGGCTTATTATCAACAATTAAAAAAGGGTTTCCTTCTTGGTCAATTCCCGGCTGTGATCCCGGTATATTTTTAACCATAATGTCTTGCAATGCTTTGGGGTCAGTTGTTGACATCACCCCCAGAAACGGCATGAAAGATTCGGTAAATCCTAATGGCGCACTTACTATTTCTGGAGTGCGTTTGTTGGGCATAGGGAATTCTGGCAAACCTAATCCCTGCGAACTTACAGGTGCTGCCGGATTTACATCCAAATTACCAAATGGATCGTAATCAACAGGTTTAATAGAGACAGTTCCCATGATTTTCAGTCTTTATAAAGGTAATTCTTCCCTTTAGGGTCTGTATAGTAATAGTTGTTGTCATTGCCCAATCTTATTTGGGTACGCTTCCCATTTATTGTGACAATTCTGCTTTTAGGTAATTGAACCGTACTAAATGGGTCTTGAACATCTACTTCAGGGTCTGGCGATTGCAAATCAACAGCATAATTCCTATACTGTTTAATTACAGGCTCAAGTGACTTTTTCTTATTTTGCATCAAAGAATAAGCCATTGCATTTAAATCTTGTCGCTGATCGTCAGACAAAATCCTAGAGTTAATAAATTGTTGATGAATACTTTTTAATTTGTCTGGTATGCTTTTTTGACCTGCAATAGTACCAATATCTCCTTGCTGAACAGCACCGCCCGGATCAAGCATCTTAGCCATACTATAAATAAGTACAGCATCAGACGCTCCACCAGCAGCCGGATTGTTGTATGCCTGAACAAAGTTGTTAAATCTAGTGGCAACTTCAAATGACTCAGAAACATTTTTATTTTGAACATATCTAGCTGAATTCTCGCTCAATGCTTGTGCGCGTTTTGCTGGATCAGTTAGATTTATTATGTTTTGTGGTCTACCTTCTCTAGTCTTCTTTAGTGCTGCTGCTATTAGTGTAGGATCAAGTGTTTGTTTTATTTTTTCATCTTCTGCAAGAATATTTTGAATTTCTGAGTTAATTTGATCCTTAGTTAATTTGCTTGCTCTATCAATAAGACTGTTTACCCTTGTCTGAAGGGTTGGGTAAACACCTTTAAACTGTTGTGGCAAACCAGCGATAAGTTCTTCTCTCTGACGTTCAACAGAGACGCCAGTATTCGGAATTAAAGAAGGAATGTTGTCTATTATTTGCCATTTCCCTAGTTTTGGATCAAGATTTCTCGCTAAAGCCTCAGCGTCAGTTAAAACTCTTTTCCCGCCAAAATCTGCAAGTTCACCCCTCTTATTAGAAATAAGTTTGTTATCTCTCAGGAAATACTGTTCTTTAGGGTCTAGTTCTTCAGCTTGTCTTGTAAATTCATCTGCTACCCCTACATCTCCTGCTTGCTTCGCAATCACAGCCAAGTTACGCAAACGAGCAGCTTCGGCCTGATCTTCTGGACTAACAAAAGACTTTGGCTTTGGAGCAACAGCACTAGGCGCAGCAGCAGGAGCAGTTGCTACTGGTGGAGCAACAGGAGCAGCAGGAGTAGCAGTAGTAGTTACGACTGGAGCAGGAGCAGTTTGAGCAAATACGCCACGTACAACAGGTGGCGCAGCCATATCAGCACTTCCATAGCCGCCACCAACAAACCCACCACTTCCAACCTCAGGAGACATAAGTCCAGCAGGAGCCTCAACGGTAGGCGCAGGGGCAGGTGCGGATACAGGAGCCGGTGCAGGAGCAGGTGCGGATACAGGAGCGGGAGCAGCTTGGCTAGTCGGTGTCCCAAGTCCGTACATCTTCATACGTTGACGAGCCGATACCTGCTTAACAAATTCATCTGGGCTTACAGAAGCTAGATAAGCCAAGTCAGGATTAGCCTCAGCCAATTTTTGCAATCCTTCTAGTTGCCGCTTGGACTGCTGTAACTTCATTACGTTAGCCATCTGGTTAATGCCAGATTCATACGTCTGAGCAGCACCGCCATAACCAGCAGCTAGAGCCGTTAATACGTTCTGTAACGCAGAGCGACGATAGCCCTGTGGACTCATTCCCTGAGCCAAAGCAGCACCAGCACTAAGCAATCCACCTAAATTAGCGCGTCTTTCTAAAGCAATACGATCTTTTGGGTCGGTGAGTAGACCCTGATACATAGACGGTGTACCAGTAAATATCGGTGGTAGGAAATCTTCAATAGCCATACGTCACCTTAGATCAGACTAATTCTTGGGCTACCCATTGCAAACTGTGTAGGTTCTTCCATCTGGAACTGCTGACCACGCATCAACCCCGGAGGAGGAGCCATCTCAGGAGGAGGAGGAGGAGTTACTGCACTTTGCAAAGCACCTAGTCCGACTTGAGTAGCTATAGGATTTTGTCTAGCAAATGTATTTAATGCACCAAGATCACTTTTCAAAGCACTCATTCCACCAGCCAACTGATTGCCAATCGTTACAGGTGCAGTTGTTGAACCGATAAGACCTGTAGTTCCACCTGTAGCCGCATAAGTAGGCATCGTAGCGTTACCAAGATTTGCAACCATACCCGGAGCAGCAGCATTATAGGTAGCACCTGCTGTCATTGGAGCTACCCCCATACCAGCAGTACCCATCAAGGCAGGATTAGCCCCAGTCATCGCAGCAGTAGACGCAGTATTGCCAGCAGTCAAAGCACCTTTAGCAAACGAACCACCAAAGCCACCTAGCGCACCACCCATTAGCGCACCTTGTAATGGATTACGACGATTAGTAACAGCACCTACGCCAGCACCAATCATTGCCATAGTTACTGGATCACCCATTATTTGCCTCCAGACGGTGTAGACGTTGACATAGAAGTTGTCTCCAAAGGCGCACCATAAACAACTTGAGCAGCACGTTGCAATCTTTGTAACGGTATATCTTGAGCAGCCAATCGACCTTGGATAGCCTGTTGCTCGTAGCCTTCTCTAGCCTGACCAACCTGTAACAGTCGCTGTAAATCAGCATAGTCAGCCGCAGACATCTGTGGAGCGTTCTGAGCAGCCGCTACCTGTCTAGCCCTCTCAGCCTCAGCCGAGGAATACGCTAGCTGACCACCCTGCTCCGCTAATGCACGAGCAAAGATGTCCTGAGCATTACCAGTTTGTTGACCCATTGCAGCGGAACCATAACGACCTGCTGAAGAAGCCTGAGATTGTAGGTTTTGAATGTCTTGGGTATAACGCTCACCCGCTAGACGATTAGCTTGCTGTAGCGCACCGCCTAGAAACGGATTAACGCCACGACCTTGAATCGTAGCGAGTTGTTCAGCCTGACCAGCCCGGAGTAGCGGAGAACCACCTACAGCCCTTTGTTGAGCCATCTGTAGGGCTTGCTGAGTAGCCGCTGACGGAGATACCGCTAGGGTCTCAGGAGCCGATGGCATACCCTGATAAAGCCTCTGAGACTCACCTAGCGTATAAGTGATATAAGGCTTAAATGCCGGATCGATTTGCGTTCTTGATGTTTGCGTTTGACCGCCGCCACCACCACCCATATTAAACCTCGCTTATCCACTTTCTAGGCCTAAAACCATAAGCCTTAGCCCTACGATCCCATCCCGGTCTATGACTCGTAAATGTTAGGTATTTGTTACCACATTCACTTGCCATATTTTTGATGAATTGTAAACCTTTTTGCACCATCTGATAATCATTTTCTAACGTCCAAGCACACCAGATATGGAGTTCTTCCCCCAATGGTTGCAAAATAAAGAACGCTTTGAAATGGTTATCCTCTAGTCCAACCCATAGGCCAGATTTCTGATTCCAGCAGTCCGTGTACACATCTTCCACGATCCAACTCTCAGAACTGACGCTCTTAATTTTGTCTAACCCCGGCTTGACGCTCATCCACCACTTTCTGAGTTGGTCAGGCTCGATATATTTCCATTCTGTCATCCGACTATTATGTATCCGTAAGTTTTGTCAGCCGTACTATTAGCCCAATGACTAATGGTTGCCTGACCTTGTTGTTGAGTAGAAACGTATAAGTTCGTTGTAGCCGATGGTGCAACGTAAGACATCGTAACAATAGCACTAGGAACCGCTGGACGAGTAGGACTTGTACTCGTACCAAAATGCTCTAACGAAACGCTCGTGCTAGTCGTTCTCCACATAATCTCAGCATAATCACCTGCGTTCATTTCTATAAAGAAATTCATAGCGGCAATTAGGTGACTAGGATCACCAGAGCTTTTTCTTTGTGGTAAATGGAATCGGCTATTCGAGTTATCTATGTTAGTGCCGTTCTTCCTAAACCAAATATCCACATCCTGACCATCATTAGAATCGTTCTTAAATTGCAACGAAAACTGAATGTTGTAAATTCCATAATTCCTGACGTTTAGTCTAGAACTATTGGATAGGTAAATTCCATTGGAATAATCTGTTGTGTTGTACGTTATGGCATACGCTGTTGTCGTATTAGCCGCAGTCTGGTCTGTAGAGTCCTGAAACGCCCCATAGGGAGCCGAATCTTCCTCTGCCTCCTGAGATACCGGAACAAAGAAAATCAGGCTGTCGTAGCCTATACGCGAGTCGTTAAGGGTCGTTGTAACCGCATTGCTAGTCGCTAGGGTAATCCGGCCTGTGTTATTGGTCTTTCCGTCCATGACCCCACGAACGACCTCAGCAACAGCCCTCTCATCCCCTCCAAATGGCGGTAATGTCAGAAACTGAGTCATCGATTACCCTGTTTCATTATCTCTATGTCTGTTCCGACAACTGTTTCCCAGTTATCACCCGTCGGAATCACCTTGATCCTGTGGTAATTGCCGTTAGACCTAAGAGATACACGATTCTCACTATCGGCAACTACAGCCGTATCAAACAATACCTGATCCGATAACAGAGTACGACTCGCTATAGATACCTCTGCACTACCGCCATCAACTATCGGTTTAGCCAGCGTAATCGTAGAGCGACCCTGATTGATGTCACCTGATACCACATAGGCTGTCTTATTAGCGTTACCGAACGTAATTACTCGCTGACCGCTAGTGCCAATCAAAATCAACTGATTTCCAGCCCATTGCGGACTATCTAGTGATACCTGCAAAGCATCAATACTTGAAGAAAAGTTATCCAACTGCTCAAGGGTTACAGTAGCTGACAAGGCAGACGCTACAGACGTAGCCGTAGTGTCAAGATACGACCATTTCCCTAGTGGAATGTTGTAAACAAGAATCCCATAGCCACCAGACTGTAGTGGGAAGCACCATAACGCCAACTTACGGATAGGATCGACCGTAGCCGAGACTTTTAGGCGTATATCTTGACGGGTAACACGGTCAAAGAACCAGCGATTAACCTTTTCCTCGCCGATATTGGAAAAAGACTGACCATTACAGGAATAAAAGCCGTCATCCGCTAGGAAATACGTTATCCCACCGAATTGTGTGATTGATCCCGGAGCCATACACCCCAAAGACCGAGAAATAGCGTCAAATTGAAAGAAAAACGGGGAGCCTGAATAGCTCATCCGATATATGGCACGTTCTAGGAAGACCAGACCATACTCGCCACCCGCTAAACCTGTAATATCCCCACCATCAGGGATGATCTGCACATC